CCTACAAAAATTTCCACAATCTGACCCTACCCTTCTATATAGAAATACCCCCCGTCAGGAGTCCCAACCTCCTTTTGCTTTACAAAATTATTATTTGCATATAGAGTCAGCAGCTATCTCAATCTCGGTGCCCCTATTCCCGCGATGAACGTAGAACCAACTAAAGATAAACCCGTGCCGTTTGACCTCTCCGCAGAGGAACCTGAGCACATAAAAGAAAAGATGGTTGTTGCAGGCGATACGGCTCTGCTACTAAATCAGTTGGGGATGCCTCTAGAGATGGACCCCGACGACGCTGCCAAAGCCGAAGAGTTATTTAGACAGGCGGGTAAAGGGGTACCTGCGCGTAAAGCTAAAAAAGAACTTATGAACGGCGGGGTTGCTGCAACCCTGCGAACGATTATTGCTAAGTACGACTCTCCAGTATTTGCAGATATTGTGCAGGCGCGGCAGTTTATTACTGCTAAGCTTGTAGAGCTTGCAACCTGTGGCGATACTAAAATAGAAATAAAAGCTCTGGAGTTATTAGGTAAACACAGCGACATTGGTGTATTTACCGAGCGCAGTGAGATAACCGTCACCCATAAAAATTCTGCTGACTTAGAAGCAGAGATTAAAGAACGTATTAAACGCTTATTAGTAGGTGGCGCTACTGACGTAGATATAGTGCCAATAAAAAGTTTAGATGAAGAGTTGGGTATAGCCACACCAAACCTATTAAAAGAATTAGATGCTGAATTAATAACTGAACCTGTCGATGATTAATTCACAGCCTACACAAGATAATGCAAGTTTATCTGCATTGTTAAATAATATTTCAGGATTGTCTGAAAGTGATTTGCGTGATTTAAATCTGCGATTACAAAAACTTGAGAAATTAAAAAGTCAGGAAGTATGTAAGGAACGGTTTATTAAGTTTGTAAAACGAGTTTGGCCTACATTTGTGGATGGTAGACATCATGTGCGAATGGCTGCGGCTTTTGAAAGAGTCGCTAGGGGGGAAGTTAAACGCCTTATTATTAATATGCCTCCTCGTCATACTAAGTCTGAATTTGCTTCTTACCTTCTACCTGCTTGGTTCTTGGGAAAGTTCCCTCATAAAAAAGTAATCCAGACCGCGCATACAGCAGAGTTATCGGTTGGGTTTGGTAGAAAGGTGCGAAACCTTGTTGATCAGGATGTTTATAAAGATATTTTCCCTGGTGTAGGACTGCAAGCTGACTCAAAAGCTGCTGGTCGATGGAATACAAACAAAGGTGGTGAATATTTTGCTATTGGCGTAGGTGGTGCGGTGACAGGTAAGGGTGCGGACCTGTTAATTATTGACGACCCACATTCGGAACAAGAGGCTGCGCTGGCAGCAGTCAACCCAGAAATCTACGATAAGGTCTATGAGTGGTACACATCAGGCCCAAGACAGCGTCTGCAACCGGGGGGAGCTATCGTCATCGTGATGACTCGGTGGGGTTTGAGGGATTTAACGGGTCAAGTTATCAAAAATTCGCTGCAAAGAGGGGGTGATGAGTGGGAAGTGATCGAATTTCCTGCTATTTTGCCCTCTGGTAACCCACTTTGGCCTGAATTTTGGTCGTTAGATGAGCTTTCTGCACTAAAAGAGGAGCTTCCTAACTCAAAATGGCAAGCTCAGTACCAGCAACAGCCGACTTCTGAAGAAGGTGCCATCGTTAAGCGCGAATGGTGGAAGGTATGGGAAAAAGATGATCCTCCAAGATGCGATTTCATTATTCAGTCGTGGGATACGGCGTACGAAACGACTAATCGTTCGGACTTTTCTGCGTGTACAACGTGGGGTATCTGGACAACTGAGGAAGGTGAGACAAACATCATCCTCTTAGATGCCTATAAAGCACGACTTGAGTTCTATGAACTAAAGAAGAAGGTGTTAGAACTGCATAAAGAGTATGAACCTGACGCATTAATCGTGGAAAAGAAGGTATCAGGTATCTCGCTCTACCAAGAGTTGCGTCGGATGGGTGTGCCAGTGTCAGAGTTTACCCCCAGCAAGGGCAACGACAAGATAACTCGACTCAATTCGGTGTCTGACATCATTCAGTCGGGGCGTGTGTGGGTGCCAAACACTCGATGGGCAGAAGAACTTATCGATGAGATTGCAGCTTTCCCAGCAGGCGAGCATGATGACTATGTGGATGCAACTACGCTAGCATTAGCAAGGTTTAGGAATGGCGGGTTTTTGCGCCTTCCAACAGATGAACCCGATGAGTTGCAATACTTCCGTGGGTTCCGTGGCGCTAAGCGTGGGTACTACTTAAGTTAGGAATGAATCATGGCTATTGATAAAGCACTGTATGAGATGCCCGAAGGACTTGAAGCCTTGGCGCTTGAAGAAGCACCTATTGAGATTGAGATCGAAGACCCTGAATCCGTAACGATTGGTGTAGGTGGGCTTGAGCTTGAGATTGAGCCGGGGGATGAAAACGAGGAAGAAGAGTTTGACTCTAATCTAGCCGAGTTTATGAAAGAAGGTGACTTACAGAAAGTTGCCAGCGATGTGATGGAGATGGTTGAAGCTGATATTACTTCGCGTAAAGACTGGGTTGATACTTATGTTAAGGGCTTGGATGTGCTGGGCCTTAAATATGATGAAGTTACTGAGCCTTGGGATGGTGCCTGTGGGGTGTTCTCAACCTTGCTAACTGAAGCAGCGATTCGCTTCCAGAGCGAGTCCATCATGGAGACATTCCCGGCAGGTGGGCCTGTAAAGACACAAATCATTGGTCAGTTTACCCCTGCTATTGAAGAAGCAGGTAAGCGGGTGAAGGCTGATATGAACTATCAGCTAACTGACAAGATGCCTGAGTATCGGTCAGAGCACGAGCGTGCGCTGTGGGGTGTGGCGCTGGCAGGTTCGTCATTTAAGAAGGTTTACTACGACCCGTCATTAGAGCGCCAAGTTTCGTTCTATGTACCTGCCGAGGATGTCATTCTTCCTTATGGTGTAACAAACATTAGACGTACAGATCGCCTTACGCACATCATGCGTAAGACTAAGAATGACATTAAAAAATTGCAGGTAAGTGGGTTTTATCGGGATGTTGATCTTGGTGAGCCTTACGCCAGTCAGACCGATATTGAGAAAGCCAAAGCGCAGAAAGAAGGGCAAGAGCCGACTAAAGATGAGCGGTATCAGATATGCGAGGTGCATATCGAGTATGACTTGCCGGGGTATGAGGAAGAACTGCCACTGCCCTACGTCATTACTATCGACAAAAATACCAACAAAGTCTTAGCTATACGGCGTAACTATAAAGAAGACGACCCTCAGAAACGTGCGCGTCAGCATTTTGTGCACTATATGTACATCCCTGGGTTTGGTGCTTATGGCTTTGGGTTGATTCACATTATCGGTGGTTATGCCACGGCGGGCACCATGCTGATACGTCAGTTGGTGGACGCAGGGTCGCTATCTAATCTTCCCGGTGGGTTAAAGGCTCGTGGACTGCGGATCAAAGGCGATGACACTCCTATCGCTCCGGGTGAATGGCGAGATGTCGATGTGCCGGGGGGTGCGATTAGAGACAACATTCTGCCACTTCCTTATAAAGAACCCAGTCAGGTTCTCCTCGCCTTACTAAACCAAATCACCGAAGAGGCGCGAAGGCTCAGTGGTATGGCTGATATGAAGATCAGCGATATGTCGAGTCAGGCTCCGGTAGGTACGACGCTGGCACTGCTTGAGCGGCAGTTAAAAACGATGGGTGCTGTGCAGGCTCGCATCCATGCGGCGATGAAAGAAGAGTTCAAGCTGCTCAAAGAAATTATCAGGGAGTACACCTCACCTGATTACAGCTACGTGCCGCAGGATGGCACACCGCAGGTTAAGGCTGAGGACTACGACATTGTCGAAGTTATTCCCGTGTCTGATCCTAACGCCTCGACGATGGCTCAGCGGGTTGTGCAGTATCAAGCTGCCTTGCAGTTGGCTCAGGGTGCCCCTCAACTCTACGACTTACCACGTTTGCATAGGCAGATGTTAGATGTGCTGGGTATTCCTAACGCCGACAAACTAGTACCCCTGCCGGATGATCAGAAGCCCAAAGATCCGGTGACTGAGAACATGAACGCACTCAAGGGTGTGCCGCTAAAAGCCTTTATCTATCAGGATCATCAAGCGCATATCACAACGCATATGTCGTTTATACAAGATCCCAAGATTGCACAGATGGTTGGGCAAAGTCCTATGGGTCAGCAGATGCAAGCTGCGATGATGGCGCACGTTGCCGAACACTTAGGGTTCCAGTACCGTCAAGAGATTGAACAGCGTGTGGGTGCACCATTGCCTGGGCCGGAGCAAGATATATCTGAAGCTGAAGAATTAGCTATGGCTAAGTACGTAGCAGAAGCAGCTCAACAAGTTTTACAGATCCACCAAGCTCAAGCTGCACAACAACAGTCTCAACAGATGGCAGCAGATCCGCTGGTTCAGATGCAGCAGCAAGAGCTTCAGATCAAAGGTTTGGAGCAGCAACGTAAAGCTGCTAAGGATCAAGCTGACGTTGCGCTGGCTCAGGGCAGACTACAGAACGAGCGTGAGCGGATCGCTCTTGAGGCTCAGAAGGAAAATATCCGACTGCAAAGCCAAGATAAGCGTGAGGATAAAAAGATCCAAGCTGACATCCTTAAATCTGTGATGAAACGAGGTGGTTAATGGCTCATGAGCGGCAAATGTTGGATCACTTATTTAACAAGCTTAGAGAACGAGAGCGGGAAGTAAGTGACGCAATGGCTGAAGGAAACTGTAAAGACTTTGCTGAATATAAGAATTTGTGCGGCGTAATCCAAGGTCTGCGCCGTGCAAGGATGGAAGTACAAGACCTTGTGCAACGATATGAGGAATTTGAAAATGACTGATGCAGCTCAAGCTGTGATTGAAGATGTTCAGCAAAAAGCCAAGCAATTGCCGATTGTTAAGGGGTACAAGATTCTTTGCACCTTACCTAACATCGAAAATAAGTTTGATAGTGGGATTATTAAGGCAGACGCTACCGTCAAGTTTGAAGAGTTACTGAGTAACGTGCTCTTCGTTGTAGCACTTGGTGATATGGCGTATGCCGATCAGAACCGATTTCCCACGGGACCGTGGTGTAAACCAGGGGATTTCATTATTACCCGTGCCAACACCGGCACTCGCATCAAGATTCACGACCGCGAGTTTCGGATTATTAACGATGATTCCGTTGAAGCTGTGGTGGAAGACCCCCGTGGCATTCAACGTGCGTGAGGTGATATATGGCAGATTTTGAAAAGGTAGAGTATAAATTCCCAGACGAACGTGAGCCTGAGAAGAAGGCCAAAGACGACGTTGAGTTTGAGATTGAAGTAGTTGACGACACGCCCCCGCAGGATAAAGGGCGTAAACCGCTTGAAGAGCCTGTCAATGAAGTAACTGATGACGAGCTATCTAAGTACGATGAAGGTGTTCAGAAGCGAATTAAGAAGTTGTCGCATGGATACCACGACGAACGTCGTGCTAAAGAGGCAGCTTTACGGGAACGTGAAGAGGCGTTGAAGTTTGCCCAACAGATTATTGAAGAGAATAAACGACTTCAAAAAAATCTAGGGACTAACGAAACTCTTTTGGTTGGTTCTGTTAAACAGGCTGTAGAGCTTGAATTAGATAAAGCTCGCAAGAAATATAAAGAAGCCTATGATGCTGGCGATGCAGATCAAATTGTTGCGGCTCAGGAAGAATTAACCGCAGCAAAATTAAAGCTTGACAGGGTTAGTAATTTTAAACCCACCCCTTTACAAGAACGTGAAGTTCCTGTAAATATGCAACCACAACTCGCCCCAGCGCCTCAAGTAGATTCTAAAGCACTTGCGTGGCAACGCCAAAATCAGTGGTTTGGAACCGATGAGGAAATGACCAGCTTTGCTCTGGGGCTGCATGAGAAATTGGTCAAAAATGGCGTTGATCCGACCTCAGATGATTATTATGAACGGCTCAACGGTAGATTACGGCAGGTATTCCCCGAAAACTTTTCTGATGGTGTAGAGAAGCAGGAGGAAAAACCGAAACGGACGAGCAGTAATGTTGTAGCCCCGGCTAGCAGAAACGTTGCACCTAAGAAAATCACGTTGACGCAAACTCAGGTTGCACTAGCTAAGAAGTTACGTATCCCTCTTGAAGCATATGCCCGAAAAGTGGCGGAAGGAATGACAAATGGCTGATACTAAAACAGTTGAAAATCGCTTAAACCGCGAATTAGGTACACGCGCTAAAGATGAGCGTCCTCGTAGCTGGGCACCGCCCACGCTGCTGCCTGACCCTACACCTGAAGCTGGGTATACCTATCGCTGGATTCGTGTCAGTACACTGGGTCAAGCCGACCCACGCAATGTGTCATCCAAAATCCGCGAAGGTTGGGAGCCTGTTCGCGCAGAAGACCATCCCGAAATCTCGATGTATCTTGATAATGACAACGCTCGTTTTAAAGATAATGTCGTGGTGGGTGGGTTGTTACTGTGCAAAACGCCAACAGAAATGGTTGATCAACGGAATGCTTATTATCAACAGCAAGCCGAAGCTCAAATCCGATCTGTTGACAACCACTTCATGCGCGAGAATGACCCAAGGATGCCTCTGTTTTCAGAGCGCAAAACCACGGTTTCATTCGGACGTAGTAATCAACAATCGTAGGAGTTAATCCAAAATGGCTTACCCGACTATCGACGCCCCCTACGGGCTAAAGCCGATCAATTTGATCGGTGGTCAGGTGTTTGCCGGGGCAACTCGCCAGCGTCGTATTGCTACTAGCTACACGACGAATATTTTTTACGGCGACCCCGTCAAACTCGTGGCTGATGGCACTATCGAACGTGCCGACAATACATCCAGTGCTCCTAATGAGGGTTTTGCTGGGGTGTTTCTTGGTTGCCAATATGTTAGTGCAACTACTAAGCAGCCAACTTTTTCGCAGTATTGGCCCGGAGTTACTGTAGCTTCCAACTCGGTAATCCTTGCTTTTATCTGTGATGATCCTGATCAGCTTTTCCAAGTTGTTGGTTGTTCTTCTGGAACAACGGTTGATTACACATCTTCTGCTTTCCAATACACCGCTATTGGTAGTAATGTTGCGTTGATCAACAACTACAACACGAGTTACTCCGATACTGGAGATTCTCGCCAAGCCGTAAACACTGGCTCGGAAACCACAACCAAAACTTTACCTTTGCGTATTGTTGACGTTGTGCCCGATACAGCGTTTGTTATTAGTAGCACGACCTACTTCCCTGAAGTCATCGTTAAGTGGAATATGCCTAACGTTGATGGCGACGGAGTACCGCAAGGTGGTCATGCTTACTACAACCCGCTCGGTCACGCAGCGTAAGGAAGGGAGTAAGAAATGGCTATTTCACGCGCACAACTATTGAAAGAGCTGCTCCCTGGTCTAAACGCATTGTTTGGTCTGGAGTATGCAAAGTATGGCGAAGAGCACAAGGAAATCTACGAAACAGAGACTTCCGAGCGTTCTTTCGAGGAAGAAACCAAGCTGTCAGGATTTAGTGCAGCCCCTGTGAAGAACGAGGGTTCTGCAATAAGTTATGACAACGCGCAGGAAGCTTGGACTGCTCGCTATACGCACGAAACCATTGCACTTGGGTTCTCGATCACTGAAGAAGCGATTGAGGATAACCTGTACGACAGCTTGTCTGCTCGTTACACCAAGGCACTTGCTCGTGCGATGTACTACACCAAAGAGGTGAAGGCAGCAGCAGTTCTGAACAACGGCTTTAGCTCGGCAGTTACCTATGGTGATGGTCAGCCTTTGTTCTCGACTTCGCATCCGCTGGTTTCTGGTGGTGTTAACAGCAACCGCCCCGCAACTAACTCGGATCTCAACGAAACTTCGTTGGAAAATGCAGTGATTCAAATTGCTGCGTGGACTGATGAACGTGGGTTGCTGATCGCTGCAAAGCCCCGCAAGTTGGTTGTTCCTCCGAACCTCATGTTTACGGCAACTCGTTTGCTGCAAACCGAGCTTCGTGTGGCTACGGCTGACAACGACGTTAACGCACTGAAGATGATGGGTTCTATCCCCGAAGGCTATACGGTCAACCACTATTTGACCGATACCAACGCATGGTTCCTGACTACTGATGTGCCTAACGGCCTGAAGCATTTTGTTCGCACACCGATGCAGAACTCAATGGATGGAGACTTCGACACTGGGAACGTACGGTATAAAGCCCGTGAGCGTTATAGTTTCGGTGTTTCTGATCCGCTTGGAATTTTCGGTAGCCCTGGCGCTTGATGTAAATCAAGCACTTAGCGCAGAAAACCCCGCTTCGGCGGGGTTTTTTGTTTTTTCAAACTTTTGTGGTAGATTACCTGTTACTAAGTCACAGGAGAACAAATGGATACCACAACCCTACCCAAAACTCGTAAAGAAGCCCAAGACATTGGGGCAAAGTATTACTTCACAGGAGAACCCTGCAAGCATGGGCACATAGCTCCTCGTAAAACAAAAGGTGCTTGTGTTGAGTGTCTAAAGGTTGAATGGCAACAAGCAGCAGAAAAACGCGCAGACTATTTCCGAGAGTACAACAAACGGGAGGATGTCAAAGATCGTAAGAATGGATGGTATGAAGCTAACCGAGAGCAAGTTATTCAAGCTGCTGCTACACGCCCGTTAGAAGTTAAGCGGGTATATCAAAAGGCGTGGAAAGAACGTAACACGGTTTGGGTTCGTGCAGACACCAAAGCTAGAAGAAGGAAACATAGACTAGCCACTCCTAAATGGTTAACGCGCGAACAAAAGGGGCAGATTAGGGAGCTATACAAAATAGCTATAACAATGACCAAAACTACCGGAGAGCAGTATGTTGTCGATCATATCGTTCCTTTACGTTCTGAATTTGTATGTGGCTTGCACGTACCTTGGAACCTTAGAGTTATTCCTCGTCAGGAGAATTTATTGAAGTCCAACAAGCTTATTGACACACCCCCCACAACCTGATACAACACTGATATTCCGGGGTTAGCCCGGTGTATTAGACAGTCCCGGCTGACAACATGCAGACTAATACACCGACATCGCATGTGAGGACAATATGGCTCGCACCACATTCCAAGGACCGGTCCGCTCTCTTGGCGGCATCTACCAGCAAGGTCCATCTACCATCGTAGAAATTACTTCTAGTACCACGCTTACCCCCGTAGATCACGGCGGCAGGATTATTTCTGTTGGTGGTTCTCTTGCTGCTAACGTGCAGTTAACACTGCCCACGATTAATGCTTCGGCCAACTCTTCTTCGTCTGGCCCAGGTAATGACCCTAACACGGCTAATAACGAAGGTGTGGTTTACACCATTTGGGTTCCGACTACGATTTCTACTTCTTCGTTAAAGATTGGTACGGACGGCACAGATCGGTTTGTCGGTTCAGTGTTGTCTATTGATACTGATTCTTCGGGTGCGGCTGTTGGGTTTACTGCTGGCGCAAACGACGATTTCATTAACTTTAATGGCACAACCACAGGTGGTGTTGCAGGCACTTGGGTGCAGATTGTTGCAGTTGCCGCATTGAAGTACATGGTTACTGGAACAGTAAACGGTTCAGGTACAGTAGCTACACCGTTTGCAACGTCTTAATTAGAGGTGCACCATGCAATATGATGTATGGTCAGTCAAGATAAAGTCGAGTGCCAACTTTTATGTGACTTCGGTTACACCGAGTGGTGCTGGTGCACTTACGCTTGCTGCTACAACGCCGGGGATTAATGGGTACGGCTACAAAGTATCCATTACCGGCACGGGTAACGAAACGGGTAAAAACTTCACCATCACAGGCACAACCGTAGGTGGTGTGGTTGTTACTGAAGTGGTTGCTGGGCCAAACAACAATACGGTCTACAGCACTAACTACTTCGCTTCCGTTTCAAGTATCACAGTAAGTGCAGCGACCGCAGCGGCAATCACGGTTGGGTATGGTGGTGATCTAGCTTTACCGATGACTCGGATCAAAGGTTTGTATTACTTGGCAGGTGCTTCTGCGGGTACGATTATTGTGACTCGTGCAAGTGATTCGACGTTGTTGCTTGAGATTGATACCCCAGCTTCAGCCACGCAGGTTAATAGCTTGTATATGGCAGCAGAAGGTATCCGTACAACGTACAAAACGAATGATCTTGCAACCGTGGCGGTCACAAATGTCACTGCGGTTACATTGATATGCGGGTGATGTCATGGCAAAAACCCCAGCTTGGCAGCGCAAAGAAGGCAAAAATCCTAAAGGCGGTTTGAACGCCAAGGGTCGAGCATCATACAACGCTGCTAATCCGGGGAAGCCCGGACTCAAAGCCCCGCAGCCAGAGGGTGGCCCTCGTAAAAAATCGTTCTGTGCCAGAATGGAAGGCATGAAAAAGAAGCTTACGAGTTCTAAAACGGCCAACGACCCAAACAGCCGTATCAACAAATCCTTAAGAGCTTGGAAGTGCTGATATGACTCAGGATAAACATGAACTAGTGAAGAATGCCGCAGACATTGTGTCTGTGGTTGCCACAATCGGATCGTTTCTCCAAGTGATTACGCCTTTATTTGGTTTGATTGGTGCTGTCTGGACGCTTATGCGTATTGCCGAGATGGTTACGGGCAAACCGTTTGATCAAATTATCCGTCGCAAAAAGGACTCCGACGATGAAAAAACCGATTAAATTTGGTGCGCGTAAGCGTTATGAGGAAGGTGGAGAGGTTGAAGAAGGTGAACGTGCAAAAGAGTACGTAGCTTCTAAAGCTGAAACAGCACCTTCTACATTCCGTGAAGCTTTTGCTCAAGCTCGTAAGGCAGGGCAAGAGCGATTTACTTTTAATGGTAAGTCTTACACGACGGAAATGGCAGGATCTAAACCTGCTGCACCTAAACCCGCTGCATCTAAACCAACAGCAAAAACCGAATCTGCGTCTTTAGAAGTTAGAGCTTCTAGACTACCTCGTAGCACTGATGATGACAGTTCAAGTGTTTTTGCTCCTCGCGCAAAAGAAGCAGTTGAAAAAGTAAAAGAGCGACTTACTAGTGGTCGTGAATTTAGTAGTAAACCTGCAGAATCTAAAACTTCCAGATCTGAAGAAGATTCAAGCGTTTTTGCTCCTGGTGCACGAGAGCTTATGGGCCGTCTAAAAACTAGACTTACTAGCGGACACGAGTTTGGCAAAAAGCACGGTGGAAAAGTCCATAAATACGCCAAAGGTGGTTCAGTGGGTTCTGCTTCTAAACGTGCTGATGGCATTGCAATGCGCGGTAAAACCCGTGGGAAGATGGTTTAATGCCCACGGTAAGTGACAAACAAGAAAGGTTCATGCAAGCTGTAGCGCATAACCCCAAGTTTGCAAAGAAAGTTGGTGTCCCTCAATCTGTAGGTAAAGAATTCACTGGTGCAAAGGAAGGTGGTGAAATGAAAGAATCCAAAGCAATGATGAAGAAAGAAATTGGCTTTATGAAAGCCAAAGGTGCGCCTAAATCCATGATCAAACATGAGATGAAAGAGGCTGGTATGAAGAAGGGTGGTTCGGTTGCTCCTAGCAAAATGGGTGCAGTGAAGACCGCAGCTCCTAGTCGTGATGGTGTTGCTGTTAAGGGTAAAACCAAAGGCACCCAGATCAAGATGGCTAAGGGTGGTTACATGCGCGGCGGTAAGGCTTGCTGACATGATGCCCTCTCGCGGGATGGGGGCGATTTCGCCCTCAAAAATGCCGACTGCCAAGCGTAAAGCTAGGCGGGATAACACTGATTTTGATCAGTACGCTGAAGGTGGCAAGGTATCTCGCGTGAACGAAGCTGGCAATTACACCAAACCGGGGATGCGTAAAGCATTGTTCAACAGCATCAAAGCTGGTGGCAAAGGTGGTGCACCGGGGCAGTGGTCAGCTCGTAAAGCTCAAATGCTTGCCATGAAGTACAAGCAGCGTGGTGGAGGTTACCGTGATTAGGAAGGTTAGGAAATTTGAGCGTGGCGGCAAGGCTGATGGTAGCGAACACACACCTGACTACGAACCAATTGATTACACAAAAGAAGATCCTAATTTTGTAATTACAAAACAAGGACAAAAACTTGAGTACGGAGCGCCAGTTAATAAAGAAGGTAAGTTTAAATGGCCGGATACTCAAGCTTTTTTAGACGATAAATTAGACTACGAAGATTACAGCGCACAGAAACGTGCCTATGGGAAATGGCGTAAGGATTTTGAACGTCGGAACCCTGATGCTAAGTTTGATAAAGAGGGTAAACCGATACCTAAAGTTGGGTTAGCCCCTTATTTTAACGGCAAAGATAACAAACGTTTTAGTGAACAAGTTCGTGAATACGATAAAGCAGTAAACAAAAAAAGTGGTGGAACAATTAAAACAGCTTCCAAACGTGCTGATGGTATAGCGCAGCGCGGTAAGACTCGTGGAAGGGTGGTGTAATATGGCACGATTTCCAGATCTAAATAAAGATGGCGAAGTAACCCAAGCTGACATTCTTAAAGGTCGTGGGGTTTACAAAAAAGGTGGTATGGCTAAAGGTGGTAAGTGGATTCAGTCAGCCATTAAGAAGCCCGGAGCCTTACGCGCACAGCTTGGTGTCAAAGGCGACAAACCGATTCCCGCAGGTAAGCTGGCTAAAGCTGCAAAAGCTCCCGGTAAATTAGGGCAGCGAGCAAGGTTGGCGCAGACGTTAAAGAAGATGAAGTGAAAGCCCCGCAGCAAAGTCTAAAAAATTGGACTGACCAGAAGTGGAGGACACGCAGTGGCAAACCTAGCACACAGGGTTCAAAAGCAACTGGCGAACGATACCTCCCGGAGGCGGCAATTAAATCTCTTACACCTGCTGAATACGCTGCGACTACAAGAGCTAAACGGGCTGGAAAGAGCGCAGGTAAGCAGTTCGTCAAACAACCGGCAAAAATTGCCGCAAAGACTGCAAGATTCAGATGAAAGATTACGAGGATTGGCAGGTGCAGAAAGAAATACTAAAGGAGTACCTGCAAGTCATGGTGGCTCTTGAAGATTGGCACGGTGTAGCTGACGTAGCGATGGACCTAAGAGAATTGGAAGCAAGACATGACCACGAGCGGCTCAACCGACTTTAATCTTGAGTTTACTGACATAGCCGAAGAAGCCTATGAGAGGGCTGGTCGGGAGATGCGCTCTGGTTACGACCTGCGTACTGCACGTCGTTCGATGAATCTACTAACCATTGAGTGGGCAAATCGTGGCATCAATATGTGGACGATTGAGCAGGGCACGAAGAATTTGGTACAGGGCACTGCGACGTACGATTTACCGAACGACACCATTGACTTGCTTGAACACGTTATAAGGACGGGTGCAGGTAATGCCTCAACGCAAGCTGACCTTACACTTACAAGGATTAGTGTCTCCACCTACGCCACAATCCCAAACAAGCTGGCTCAAGCAAGACCGATACAGATTTACATCAGCAGGAACTCTGGAGCCACGTACCCTGCAACAAGTGCATACGACCCCGGACAAACCGCCTACCCACAATTCACAGTTTGGCCTGTCCCTGACCAAGGCACTGAAGCCTCGCCGTACTATCAAGTAGTTTATTGGCGGATGCGTCGCATACAAAATGCTGGGGATGGTATTCAAACTCCTGATATGCCGTTTAGGTTTCTCCCCTGTATCACCGCAGGATTAGCTTATTACATAGCTCAAAAGATTCCTGAAGGACAAGAACGATTATTAGCTCTTAAAGCTGCTTATGAAGAGCAGTGGAATTTTGCAGCGGGTGAAGATCGTGAGAAAGCTGCGGTTCGTTTTGTACCGCGCCGGATGTATTTAGGTAATACTGGGAGCTTCTAATGCCCAATCAGTTTGCCTCTGGTAAATACGCTATCGCGCAGTGCGATAGGTGTAACTTCAGATACAAATTGAAGCAGCTAAAGTCGCTTGTTATTAAGACTAAGAACGTCAATATTCTTGTCTGCCCTGAGTGTTGGGAACCTGATCAGCCGCAATTGCAACTTGGTATGTATCCTGTGTATGACCCACAGGCTATTCGTAATCCTCGTGTTGACTCTAACTCTTATTATCAATCGGGGCTAAATGGTTTACAGATTGAACCTGTAAATGACGACTCAAGCCAAGATGAAAATGGGGTTCCCTCTGGGGGCAGTCGGGTTATACAATGGGGGTGGTATCCAATTGGTGGTTCCAGATCTTTTGATGCTGCTTTGACCCCCAACGATCTTGTCCCTAGAGGACTTGTTAATTCAGTCACCGTATCGTAGGAGTTTATGATGGATAAGAAAGACTTAGCGCAGGACAAAAAGATGATTGCTGGTGCAGTGCACAAGCACGAAAAAGCCAAGCACAAAGGTCAGCCTCTGACCAAACTTGCCAAGGGTGGCAAGACCAACGCAAACATGCTAAAGATGGGGCGCAACCTCGCCAAGATTGCTAATCAAAAGAACGCTGTACGGGGGCGGTAATGAAACAAGTTAAACCTTTTAATCAGCCTAAACCCGCGCCGACTCCAAAGTCTACGGATGCAAAACCCAAGACTTCTGGTATTAAGATTCGCGGTACTGGGGCGGCAACTAAGGGTGTAATGGCTAGAGGTCCGATGGCGTGAACTATACGGATTTAAAAAAGGCGATCCGAGGGTATGTCGAAAATGACTACCCGACGATTACTTTTGCTGATTCTGCAACAACGTGGACATCAGATCAACAGCTTGCGACTTTTGTTAAACAGGCTGAACAGCGCATTTATAACTCCGTTCAATTTCCTTCCTTACGAAAAAACGTAACAGGGACCGCCACTTTAAATAATCAATACCTCCAATGCCCCTCTGATTTTTTAGCGGTCTATAGTATGGCTGTTATTGATGCCA